GACATAACAAAATTCTATTCATCATTGGCTACACGTCGATTATAGTAACCTTTCGAGTGTAAGTCAACCGATATATTCGGCGAGACCGGCAAAAACAAACCCTGCTACAGTAGCCATACCGATAACATACCACTTCCACATTTCTAATTTAGTAAGACGGTCAGACACTTCCTTGTGATGCTCTGCGTCTTTTTCTTTCATTTCTTTAATGTCTTGTAGCATCTCTTTCATCGATGCTTCAATTGAACTTTCAAGATCGTCTCTCATGCTTCCTAACCTTTTATGAAGTACTTCGTACTGTTCTTTAGATTCCTTTCTTCTGTCTTCAACTAAGGTAAACAGTTCTTTATCAATTTGGTCATGATATTCTAATCTGTTTTCATGTACTGCGATAACACGATCTAAACTATTGGCTACGTTTGTTAACTTTTCGATAGCCGTATCGAGCTTGTTCATAAGCCCCGTCATGGAGTCTACGTCTTTCTTGAGCAATTCAAGATCTGTTGCAAGCTCTTTAGTGGTAGCCATTTTTATTTCTTAAAGGCATCTGCGCCAAAGAATGCTGATACAAGAACAGCAATTGATGCAAAGTAAGTAGGTGCAATATCAGCAATCAGCTCTGATGCTTGTTCCATACCAGCGTATGAAGTGATTGCAATACCAATTGGGTAAACAAGAAGACCTACAAGCGAGAACCAGGCCATTTTACGAATGGCATCTCGCTGGGCATCTTTATCTTCAAGTTCTTTACGTTTAAATTCCAAATTCATATCATACTCTTCTCTAGAGATATGACCATCACCATTTGTATCAAGTTTTGCTAGTTCATCATCAACCGTTACTGTTTTCTTTTCGTCTGACATTTTTTACTCCGGATCAGTAGAATTATTTATTTCCTCGTTTTCTTCCGGCATAGTCATACTTCTATAGTAAACAATAACTTCATTCATTTCTAAAACATATCTGCGAATTTCTTGCAAGTTAAACGACATCAGTTCATAATCTGCCGGTGACATAGCAAAAAATACTGTGGCTCCTGCTTCTTCAACTATATCTTCCAGGAACCGATCTAAGTAGGTATAGTTGTCTGGCCAATCAGGATGTTCTCTACCTAAGCTACAGGTACCATCCTCTTCTACAGGTGTGTTGCCTTCTTCATCCTTTGCACAAGGATTAGCAATGGTTGCATCGCTAACAACATACCATTTAGGTTCTTTCATATCAATAGCTCTTGGCAAAGGCGGTTGAGCTATTTCAATTGGAATCTCAACGGTTTGCATTTCAACCTGAACAATTGGATCAGGCTTTTTAAACACGTTAAGTGGGTTAAATATAGAACAGCCGCTAGTCGTCAAGACGATCGAGAGCAGCGCTATCTGCTTCAAGCGCATCGAAGACCTCCTTTGTACCATTATTTACTCTTGTTTCAATCAATCCAGGTCTCGCTGCTGCTAGTTTCGATAGATTGTGACGGCTAAAGATATCAAGATACCTACTCATTTCTTGTTGTATTTCTTGAGATCTACGTGTCTGCAATCTTAAAGCATTAGTCTGTGACTCTAAATTTTCTTGTAATGTAGCTATAGTATTTTGTTGCGTTTGAGCAGCTAGCTCTTGAGCTGCAACAATATTCTTTTGACTTTCAAGTTGTCCTTGAAGGTCTTGTACGTAGATATAGCCACCCATACCTCCAAAACCGGAGAGTACTATCATTAAAAATGCAATAGCCCATCCCATATTACTTTCTCTTCTTTAACTCTTCTACTTCTTGTTCAAGTTTATCTAGCTTATTAGCAAGATGTGGAAATTCTGTTCTCCACTTTACTTCTTTCTTGGCAAGATGTATATCATACTTGACAGCCAGATATTCCATAAAGTTGTCGAGCTTGGTTTGAAACCATCTGCCTACACGCGTAGATAGAAACCACTTACCAAAAGCAGAACCAAATATACCGGTTACAGCTGCTCTAGCAAGCAATACCCACATTAGAGTTCTTCTCTAGGTACTATAGAGCTGTAGCCAAACCAGCAAACTGCTTTCCATGCACACCACTTCTTCCAGCCTGCTACGTGTTCTGCTGAAACATCCATTGCTTCTTTAAAAACTTTATCAGCGGCTACTTTAGCATCTGAAACTAAGCATGCATCTTGCTTATCGCCTTGAGCATCCCTATACTGACGAATACACCAGTACAAGTAGTCATGAACAACACCTGCTCGAGCTACATCGAATGGAGCAATGAACCACCAAATACCTCTAGGAACAGATGCGAGATCTGTTTTGAAACCTTTAGGTACAGTGATCTTATTGTTCTTATTAACCTTAGCGCCAACATCTCTCAAGGCTTTTGCTTCTGTTTCATTTAGAAGATCAGAGTCGAAAGCTAGAGATAGATCTAGTATCCAAGTTCTAGGTGGTTGAAAGTCTGCATCAAGCAGTCTGTTAAATTTTGCCATTTTAGTCTCCGAAGTATTTGTCTAACATTTCCAGTTTATCATGGTACTCTGCCATCTGAGCAAGTTCACCCTCTATTGCTTCCATAATATCAGAATGTTCACCTATACCGACAGGATTTTTCATATACACCTCAACATTCACACGATGCTTTTCAATGTGTCCTTCGAAGTGCTTTCTGCTTGCGTCAATCAATTGGTCTCTTAATTTCATCTGTCTAAACTCGCTAAATGTTCTAATCTTGTCATAAGTCTCTCAGCCCTGTTAGTCACTTGTCTGTACCAACGGCTGTCTCTTCCTTCTTTTGCTGCTTCTGTCCAATCTTTATTTTCTATAGCTGCGTTGAACTTCTTGAAGCCAGAGAGGCGAGGGCGCCCCATGTTAAACATCATGTTAACTATAATCTCCTGAACTTCGCCTGGAAGAACATTGAAGACATCTTCACCATATAATTTATAACATTCGTCAATTGCGGTATCAAGATCAGCTTCGAAGCATTCCGCTACTCGTTCTTCACTGACCTCTGTTCCTACATCTTGCCCGTGTTCTTCATCACTTTCTTTGATAAGATGACCTACACCGAAAGTAGGATAACCAAGGTGATCAAGGTAGATCTTATACTCTACACCTTCGTCAATTTTTAATTGTT